TTATGCTTCTGGGCTGACCCGCTTTGGCACGCAATACGCCAACGCCCTGTCTTTGGGCGTTTCATATCCAAATCGTTTAACCAAAAGCTGCGCCGCAATTAGGCAATTTGGCAAACTGGCAAACTCAACCTGTGCTATAATTTGCCGATCAGTTCCAATTCCTTGCCATAAAATCAGAATGAAAACGTGCGTCATTGCATTTTTATTAAAATCGTGACGCACGTCAGCAATATCGCGCCAGTGCTGGCAATCAACACGTTTTCAAGCTTCTTAATGCGCGTAAATAGCTCTTTGTGCTGGATTTGGACGGTCGTTTGCAAGGCGATCATATCCTTTTCCAGTTGACCAACGCGGTCTGAAATATCAGGCATCTGGTGCAGTCGGCCAAGTTACGTCTGGAAAATCAGCTTGTGCAGGCACGTCACGCAATGCTTGTCTGTACGTTGTCCAATCGGCTGTTATGCGGTCTGCTAATGCCATGTTGTCACTTAAATGAAGCAATGAGTCGCGTTGCGCTCTGACTTGCGTTGCGCTTGCAGGCACAGGGTCTGCTTGAAAGTCATGCCAATCAGCAATGTTTGCATTATCATCAAACACTGCACCAGCGCCTGTTGTTTTGTTGTAGAATATCTTAGACATGGTAAACCCTAACATTTCCTTGTGCACCATCGCCGCCTATTTGACCGCTTCCGTGACCCGCCGCACCCCCGCCGCCGGGAGCAGCTCCGTCGCCGCCTGTGTTTACTCCACCGTTGCCTGAAAGCAAGCTAGTCGATGCAGCTTGACCAGTGGCGGTTCCACGGGCACCACCGAAAATAACATCTTCCGCATAGGAGCCTGTAAACAATTTTTCATAGCCAGAGGGCAAGGCTTTGGCTGAAAAAGCGTATGCTTCTGCAGCTCCACCGTTAATGTAAGTGCCGATTACAGCGGAATTTGGAGCCGTCATGACATTCAGTATGTTATTAGTGTCATCTGTTGGTGTTGAGAACACAGAACTGCCATTTCCAGATGATAGCGTTAAAGTTGTCTGGCCTCCAGCAGGGGCACCACTGACATTATTGCCAGCCGAACCCGCGCCAATGACAAAAGCCGCGCCATTCAACAGCCCAGCTTTGGCATAAATTAGTTTGACGCTCCCTCCAAACCCTGCCGAATTTACATCGCCACCACCACCACCACCTAGAAGAAAAAACCAAACGTAATCATCGTCTGCCAACGATCCTTTTGACCAAGTGCCAGAGGTTGTGTATGTGTTCGTCGGGCTGGCCCAGTTGCTAGGAAAAACAACCGCAGGTGTGCCACCACCACCACCCGCCGCCCAAGATATATCTGTGCCATCTGAACTTAAAACAGTGCCTGCGCCACCAGCCGCAAGCCGCGCCGTTGCACCGCTTGCATTGCCGTACAAAATTGATCCGCGAGTAATCGCGTCAAGTTGGTTAATCTCGGCCCCTGTCGCGCTGATTGATGTTGATCCAAGCGTCAGCCCCGCAGTTGTGATCGATTGCACAGCGTTGCCAGATTGGTCTAGCACGGCAATAGATATCCAAGCGTCGTTTGCCTCATTTCGCAGTTTTAGCGTGTTAGTATCTGTTTCATACCAAAACTGATTTGCGTATTTAGTAGCTGGCTCGGCATCGCCTGACGAATTTGACGCCAGCGCAACCAGCGCATTATTCAGATCAGTTCGCGTTGCAGGAAAACTCTGATTTGCAATATTAAAATCATGTTGAGACATTTAACTTAATTCCTTTCCGAAGCCTTTGGCGACGTAATCCAAAGTCACCGCGTTTGTGCTGGCTGACCCGCCTGTAAATGTGTTGATTGTAAAGCCAGTCCGGCTTTTGCTTGTGATTGTGTAACGGTCGCCATCTGTCAGATTTGCAAGCGACAATCCAATAGCAGGCGTTGCTTTAAACGCAGTCGGGAATGTGACCGCTTTTGTCCCAGTAAACGTGATATCTGCTTGCGCCTCTGTGCGGTCGGGCATGTCAATGCTGGCTGAAAGCGCGCTAACAAGCGGCGTGACGTTTGTATCTGTTGACGTCAACAGCAATCGAAATTGCAACGCTCTAGCCGCCACGTCAGCGACTGTAAACGCTGACCAATCTGTGTATGTTGGTGTGCCGCTTGGATCGTCGTCTGTATGCCGCATTTCAACAGAAACAGAAACATCGTTGAACGCAGTTGAGTCGCCGTCAAATACGCCAGCGCGGCTGTCAAAATTGCCAGTGGCGAGGTCCATTGTGTCGGTGACGTCAAACCGTTCCATTGTAACATTATTTGTCAGGCGGCTTGTGTATTTTTGCCCAAGGTCCAAATCATTTGCAAAATAGTAAATTCCGCTTGACGTAAAACCGCCGGGGTTTCCGTCAAAGTTGCCTGTGCGGTCATCGAAGTTGCCTGTTGCCGCGTCAAACTTCGGCGAAACATCCAACTCTAGTTTGCCAGAAGAATTTAAAACCACGTCAGATTTGACACCTGTAAAGTTTGGATTTTCAGCAAGCGTTGCAACAACATTTAGATCATCAATATCAACGTTTGTGATGACAAAGCTGGCGGCGTTTTCGCTGACGTTTGACCCGCTGGTTGTGTCATCGACTGCCTTAATAAAATAGGTTCCTGATGCCGCTGGGACAGCCAAACTTGATGAACTGCTGACCACTTGCGCCAAATCTTCAGCCGCAGAATAGGTCGCTCCGCTTGTCAGATTTGAGTATCTGATAATGTAGTGCGCCAAATCAAGATCAGTAACAGGTGTCCAATTTAGATGCAGCGTTGACCCGACAGTTTGCCCGTCGAAATTTGTCACGTCGGCAGGCACAATGCCTAGTGCATCAACGTAGAAATTTGAAACAGTGTTAAACTCGCCGCGCACGCCAAGCGCATTGATCGCTCTCGCACGCACGTCGTAAAAGCCGTCAACGACGCCAAAACTTTCAGCGCGCACTGTGCCAGTGTAACCGCTTGAAACAGACAGCGGCGAATAATCTGTGTCGCTTGATTTCTTAAACTGTACCTCAACTTGATCAACTAGCGCGCTTGCTGTGCTTATGTCAGCAAGCAAAACCGACATAACTTTACCGCGCACTCGGCGCAACTCGCTGCTTAAACTAATGCCTACAGATGGCACGTCAAAAGGCGACAGCAAGGTTGTATTGTCGCGCTCATAAACTAGACCGTCATCAACCTCATCATAAATGCTGGCGGCTGTTTCTTTGAGCGTCATTTCAACGCCAAAACCAAGCTCATCGCCTAATCCAAATTTCCACTCGGCAATCTGAAACAATTTGCTCGACCAGCCAAATCGCGTGTTGCTGATTGCAACCGTGTCGCCAACTTGCAAAGCCAGCGCGCGCATTCCAAAACTTGCTCTGATTGTTAATTGCTGGCGGTTGCTTTCAAGCATGATCCGCGCGATGCGTCGCGCCTCAATAGAATTATCTGTAAACGGCAATTCAACATCAGCGACTGTCACTTGACCGTTATCAGCCGTGACGAACGCAGAATTTGTAACTGGCGGAAAGTCGGTGACTTGGTAATTGCTTTCGTCGCCTTTGAACGTGCCTTTTATTTCGTTGAAGTTATCGCGCCGAGAATGCCGAGTTGATACCGTAATGCCACTGCGCAAATCGTTTTCATCTAGCGATAATGCCGACGCAGTAAATGCGCCTGCTGTCATGCGCCATTTGCCTTGCGCATACCAAAGCGTCCCGCTCATTGACGTCAGTATATTTGTTAAAAACTCACCTGGCTGAATTGCCGTCGTGAATGCGCCATTTGTAGTGTAGCGCGTTGTTGATGCGGTCGTGTTTGTCTGATCGCAGATATTTGCCGCTGCAGTCACTGACGTGTCATCGATGTTGGCCGCAGCCTCGCCAAGTCCATAGCCAGATGACAAAATGTAATCGCGCACGCATAAAGCTGGATTGTCCGACCAAGCGGTTGCACTTGATCGCGGGTCATAAACTTTTTTGCCTTTTATAACCGCCGTGATTTCGGGCAAGCCATTTGGAAACACGTCTGCATCAAAGTTAAATTTGCAATATAGGTAAGCAATCCCGCGCAGTCTATGCTCTGCCGTCCAGCCACTGACTGCGTTGACCAGGTTGCTGTCTGCTTGCTGATCTGCCGCGCCCAAATGCGTGTAAATATTTATATGGCCGCTGTATCGCGACGGTGTTGTGACGTTGCCGCTGCCGTCAATAGTTGCAGCTTCATCATTAATATAAATCGTATCAAACGCTTCGATTTCATGGCCTGCAAATCCAAGCACGCGATGCAGAAACTTATTGTCGCCGCCAGTTGTGCCGTCAAATATCCGCGCGCCGCCAACTCGCATTTTTCCGTATATTATCTGATGATCAAGTGCCGACCCGCTGGCCGTGACATTGTAGCCGCGATTTGACGCTTCGCCGCTTGATGCCGATCCGCTGGCCGCTGCGTTGCCAAACTTTGGCTTTGGCGAAAGCGCGCCCAGAACAATTGACGTGACAACTGTGCGAATGACAAAGCTGGCAATACCTTGAGCGACGAAAGCCACGCCTGCCGAAACGCCAGCCGTCGAAAATACTGCCGCTGTGACTGCCATCAGTTATCACCCAGAAATTTAGTATAAACCCGCTCGGCCTGTTCAAAGCCCAGACGCTTTAAAACCGCGTCAAATGGTCGATGCACTTTTGTGTTGATCGCCATGACACTCACCCCATCAGCACGCAAGCAACGCTCTGCAAATTTAATTAAACCAAGACCAGCCCAGCCACGCCGCGCGATTGGCGATAAATACAACACGTCATTTGCCGCAAAAACGTGATCCATATAATGCGGATTTGGCGTGTTGACCGTCACAAAATAACCGACCAATTCGAATTTAAGCCGCGCTGTAAAAATCGACAATTGCCCAGATGCTTCAAGCGCCTCATAAGCATCCCAGTTCGGATTGAGTTTTATTTTACTTTTGTGCATGGCGATCTCTTGCCAGTGTTGCTCAATTAAAACTTGCGCCTCGTCACGGCACGAAATTAAAAATTCTTGCGCAAACTTAACCTGCACTGCGACCCCAGACTATTTCCTTGTCCTGCAAGTCCTCAACAAAATCCAAACCAAGGTCACCGGGGAAAACCGACTTTTGGTACGCTGACGTAAATCGGGCTGTGCGCGGCCGTTCCAAGTCAATCAATTTGTTTTCAATTGATAACTCAATTGTTGACGTGTCGGCATCCTCGCTGATGTTCATCTGATCCATGTAGCCTGAGAAAATCTTAGTCAGATTGCTTTGCGCGGCCTCTGGATTTATGCCGAAATAAACGTTAGCCACGCGGCCCTGATAAGGCTCTGTCAGCGCCAATGCGATCACTGATGAAGGAACACCGCTCATGCTTAACACAGCGCCTCTGACGCCCAGATCAGACGTTTCCTCAACGGTTGAAATGTTCAACAATACGCCAGCGCCAGACCAGTCGTTGCCCTCATATGACAGCGTGCCGATCCCAGTCCAAAGTCGCAGCACTTTTGCGCCATCAAATAACAATTCCACCGCAAAAAACGGCTTAATCACATCATCGTCAAGCGCGCTTGATATTGCTGCGCTTATGTCTCGGCTCATTTAAACAGCCTCAATCGCAGCAAACGTCATGCCGTACGTTGCGACTTCATTGACCGACCAATTGGTTTCATTCGAGGCAAGCCTAAATATGCCTTTTGCCGACTGCACAATGACCGTCGAATTGTCTGCAATCGTCGTGCGCACGTTGGGCCAAACGTCAACGGTTGTTTCGCCGCTTGAGTTCGTGTCAGCGTTTGCCAGCACTTTGAAAAGCTGTTGTGTTGGGCCTGTGCCGATCTGCAAATAATCGCCAGATTTTAGATATCCTGTTTGGCTTGCTGGGCAATCATCTAGCGCAATTGCTGATCCGTTTGTCAGCGCGCCATTGACCAAAATGCTGTCAGCGTCACGCGCCGATCCGCGCGGTGTTGCTGCAACCGGGTCGCCCATGTTGAACGTGCCGACCTGACCTTTGAGCGATAGTAAAAACGCAATCCATTCCTCTGCGGATGCGCGTTTCATTGCTGGCAAAGTAACCGTCGCTTGCCACATCTTGCCTGTGAACTCTTGCGCTTGGCCTGCGAATGTAAATGGCGATCTGGAATAGCTGACAGCGTTTGTCGCCGTTAAATCAATTGATCTGATATTGGTGACGGTCGGCATTGCCAGCGGGTATGAAATGGTCATGCCATTGCCCTCCCGAATGAACCGCCGCGCCGCTTGGCATCCAAAACAGCCGCTTTCGCATTATCTGCGATTTGCGGCATCATGCCTTTAATTTCTGCTCTGACGGTCTGTTGCACGCCTGTGCTGATATTGATGTTCTGCACGACCGTGACAGTATCGCCACCGCCGGTCATGCGAGTTTGCGCGGGTGAAAGAATGCGTCCGTTTTGGGCAGGTACAAATAATTCACGCCCACTTTCGCCTGTCATGTAAGCATTTCCAGCTTGCACGCTGCCGCCGCCTGCGCGTGTACCCATGAGCATTGATGACAGAAAACCGCCTGTGCCGCCGCCCATGCCAGACGTTGCCGCGTTGACCATTCTTTGCACAACCAGCACGCGATATAATTCGCTGACAACTTGCGCCGCCATTGATTTAAATGCGTCTTTTACGTTCATCGTGCCGTTAACCAAGCCCATCATGCTGCTTTCAATACTGCTTTCAACCGTTTCAAATACAGATGCAAACTTGCTGGCCTCGCGCCGCGCTTTTTGCATTTCTTGACGTGCTTGGTCGATCAGCGCATTTGACTGATCTTGCGAAATTCTGCCGCTGTCTAACTCATCATTAATAATGTGGAGTTGCTCGG